TGCGGGGTTCCCTTTAGTGCGTAAGAGCTACGCGACGATTGCCTGCTGCGGAGCGGCACCGTCAACACCGGTCGAGGCAAACAGCGCCTGCGGCCAGAGCAGTCCACCGTCAACGACGTGGCGGACGCGGTACTGAACCTCATCGTTGACCAGCGAACCCTGCATGGAGGGCACACCGCCACCGCCGAGGTACTGACCCGTGTTACCGGACTGGCGGAACTCCGGGGTCTCGTTGTTCTGCAGGAAGGCCAGAGCGATCGAGGTGCGGGTTCCGTCGAAGCCCTTGTCCGGGACCAGGTACCAGGTCTTGTCGGAGTTGGCCGACTTGTCGATACGGGTCAGCCAGTCGGAGACCGTCAGGGTGACATCACCGAAGTTGGTGCCGGTGACGTAACGGACCTGGTTGGAGCCGGTCCCGACAACCATCTCGATGGTCTGGATGTTCAGCAGACGGCGGGCCGTCTCTTCCATCGCGGTCGGGACGATCAGACGGAACTTCGGCACCGTGATGAAGTTGTTGTTGTGCTTGCGACGACGAACAGCAACCTTCGCCAGAATCAGCGAGTCGAGGTTCAGCGCGTAGTTCTTGCCTGCCAGAACGGCATCCGTGGAGGCCACGTTCAGGTTGCCAGCATTGAACGTGGTGGCGTTCGGGCCGGTGACCGAGGCGAGCACACTGTAGGCCGAAGTCTCTTCGGTGTTGCGTGCGAACCGGGCGAGCTGACCGGGGATCGAGGAAATCAGGTTCCACTGGTCGTTGATGACCATTTCCCAAGAGAAGCCTGCGCGAGCACCCTTCTTGCGGACCTGCACGGCGTTGGCACTGGTGCTCCAGCCGAAGGTCGGGTACTCGGAAAGTTCCGGTACGTTCGGCAGGGAGTTCGGGGCCGTGATGATGCCACCGTTGAGGGCCAGGTTCGTGTCCTGCTGGAAGCTCAGTTCACGGAAGTACTGGGGCAGGAAGTCGGGCAGAACCTCGCGCTTGGCGAAGTCTCCCCAAGTGGAGGGCAGATCGGCGTACTGCGCGAGCAGGGCCTGGTTGGTTACGGCGGTGAACGTCGCGGCCAGATCGGAACTGGAAAATGCTTCCGACAGGGAGGCGGAGCCGGAGGCGATGGCCTTGACCCGACCCTGTGCGGCGTAATCTCCGCGCAGGGCATCGCCCATGATTGTGCTTACTTCAAGCAGCTTGTTGGACATAGTGACTCTCTCCCTTACGCAGCCGCGACGGCGACAGCGTTGTTGATGATCTTCACGATCACGAGCTTGGCCGTGGTCGTTGCGTTGGCCTGCAGCGAAATCCCGAACGGGTAGTTGCCCGTGGAGACCGAGGTCAGCGTGTTGTCAGACTTGATGTAGACGACACCGCCGACAGTGACTGCACCAGCGACGGAGAGCTGCCAGCCGCCTTCGGTACGCACCGAGGCGTATCCCGGAGCGTTGCCGATGCCACCGGAGGGCATCGAGAGCTGGGGGCCACCGGCAATCGGGGGGCGTACAACGCTTCCCTCATCCGTGGTGGTGATGACGTTCAGGGCACCGATGCGAAGCGGGGTGCCATCGAGTGTGCCGGTCGGCACAGGAAGGGAGAGGTTAGTCGCTTCCCGGAAAACTTCATTCAAAGCCATTGTTGTGGCCCCTTTCATTACTACCTTTATTACAATGGTAGCAAATAGAAATTACTAAGGATTGTAGTAAGCGTCGGACAAAAGAATGCCTAAACAATTCGCCCGACGCTTACCGGGTAATTCCGGGAATGCTTAGCCGAAAACGTTTGTTGCGGCCAGTTTCAGAGCTTCCTGAACGGACATCTCTTTGCCTTCGTCGGACACGTAGCCCTTGAAGTCCGCGTGTGCGGATTCCAGGATCGCGGCGACCTTTGCCTTCTCCTCGGCAACGGCCTCGGTCAGATCGGCACCGGCCTGAACGGCGTCGAAAACCGACTTGCGCGACGGGGCCGGCAGCTTGGCCTCGGTCAGCGCGGTGTCAATCTCGGTGTAGGAGGCGGACTCCTTGGCGACGGCGACCTTCTTCTTTTTGGCGATGACCTTGCCGTCCTCGTCCTCTTCGTCGTCGTCCTTGCCCCCGTCCTTGGCATCCTCGGCCTTGGCAGCGGCGGTCTTGGCGAACGCTTTGAACGCCTCCGCGATGTCGCTCATGGCCGTCTTGTTGCTCTTGGAGTCAGCTACGAGAGCGTCAAGAGCCTCAGCAAGTTCCTTTTCCATAAGGATTTCCTCTTTCTTTTTGGACTCTGCAACACTCTCGGATGCAGAAGTTTCGGATTCGAGCAGGGTGGTGAATGCCCCGCCAGCACCGGGAGTCGTCACAACATCGACGGACTGCACGGCGGTGAACTTGGTCAGGGTCTTTACCCCTGATGCTTCGGACAGCTCGCCGCTGGCCCGGATCGACATTCCGATCACACCGGCCTCGGCACGGCTCTTGATGAACTCCTGGTGTTCAGGGAAGAACGTGGCGTTGGCGTAGAGGTCTTTGCCGTCGAACGTGGCATCCTCGGAGAGGACACCCACGATGTCCCGAATGCTGCGGGCGGGACGGTTGAAAGCCTCATCCTTGGTCGGGTGGTCCGCGTAAATGCGGGTGCCTTTGGCGAAAAGGTGAGCGCCTTCTTGGAGGGCTTCTTTCGGGTAATACGCCGATGCGCCCTTACGGTCACCTTCGATTACCTTGATGCGCCAGGATTTCCCGGTCAGTTGAGCAGGCGCTATTGCGCCAGCCTCCATAAGATTTGCCATGTAAACCTCTTCCTACTAATAACCATAATATCAGAATTGGTATTTACAGGATTAGAGGCTAGAAAACAACAAAGGCCGGGATGCTTTCACACCCCGGCCTTTGGACTTTGCGCTTGACCCTGCGCGGGAGATAATCCACCTAACCTTTCAATCGGGTTTGACTATCTGGTCTTTTCGAGCACCAACAGCTCGTGCAATTGCTGCACCATAATCGTCAGTGCCTCAATCTCCGCCTTGGCGGCGACGTTGGTCTCAAAGTCGTGCTGCGCCATGGCCGCAGAGATGGCATCCTGCCGTTTGGCGGCAATCAGCAGGATCGCGCCCTGCAAGCCCGCCAGCAGCGACAGGAACAGGTTCAGCAGGATGAACGGGAACGGGTCGAAGCTCCAGACGCCGATGGCATGCAGAGTGGCCCACAGGACCATGAAGCCTAGGAACCCGCCAACGAAGGCCCACGATCCCATCCCGTTACGCACCACATCTGCCGCGCGCTCACCCGTTGTCAGGCCGTCTTTATGTTTCTGGTGCCAGGAGGTCATGGCGTCACTTTCTGATCGAGCATTCCGAGCTTGGCGAAGAGCCGCTCAAAATCGCCTGGAGTGACGATTTCGGCAATATCCGGGAACAGGTGGAATCCGGCCTTGGTGTAGATGTCATCGCTGAGTTGCGAGCAGTTCTCGTTGGGCCTCTTGGACAGCCACTCGGCAACCCAGCCGTCCACCTTGCGCCCGGTGAGCTTCTGGAACAGCAGCGGCGGGTAGATCGCAAAGTTGTATGGTGCGCCCACGTAGGAGTGCGCCGCGTCCACGATGGCCTCCTTCTCATCCTCGGTCAGGTCGAAATCCGAGTAATGCGCGTGCGTGAAATAGGACAGCGGACGATAACGCACACCTCCCGGTTCAGCCGAGACACACATGACCGAGCTGATGATGACAAAGACGTGGTGCGTGTGCGAGTCAGTGGCCCACTCGATGCCCTTGGCTATGGGCGTCGTGCCGTGCATGCACAGCCCGATTTGCCCCGTCAGGTCGGTCATCCGTTCTTCCCTCCTGTATAGGCGTGCTGGCCAGCGTCACTGCGGTAGCTGTTGTCGCCGTAGGACGGGTTGCCGGTCTCGGGCTTGGCAGCGGAGCCGCCGATGGCCGTCTGCGTAGCCTGCTGTTGCTGTGCGGCCTTCTGTTCCTTCTGCTGCTCGCCAGCGAGCGTGATGGACAGGAGCAGGTTCTTCATCTGCTCCTCGGTGGGCACACCGTCATCGGTCTCGATGTCGAACGCCTTGAGCAGCAGGGTACGGACCTCATCGTCGGAGAGCAGGTTCAGGCCAGCAGCTTGGACCACGGACTGAATCTGGCGGTACACGGCCTCAAGGGTGATCGGCGGGAACTTCACGGTCACGGTGTAGCCGAGGTAGTCGAAGATCGCCTCGAAGAACGCCTTGTGCTCATCCTGACGGGCCTTCATGACCTTCTCGTTGGACGCGCTGAGGGTCTCCGCACTGGACCGGTTGGCGTCCCCGCCGTCAGCGGTCAGCTCGTTCAGGGGCACGTTCAGACCCGCAGCGACGTAGCCCGCCAGAGGTAGACCGGCCTTGAAGTCCACCGAGCCGCCGGTACGGCCCACGGAGGACAGCGTGGCCCCCATGCCACCGATAAACGCGCCGCCGATGTCA